CCCATCCAAGAGCTGGATGCTCCGCTACCATTAGCATACGACTTACGGGGCGCGTTGTCAACCCTATATTCTCGATGGGCTACAGGGAACGCAAATGTCACGCATAACGCGTCTGCTGCGTCCGGACTTGCCATGCCCCTGGCCTTCATCTCTTTTTTACCCTCTAAGAATATCGTCCCGCTGCTGTTAGGCTTTTTCATCGGGCCTGTCAAGTCAGACTTTAATTTCCTATCCTCCGGTATGCTGGCACTGCGTAACCACTCCCGCATTGCGCCCCACATCTCGGCCCGCTTGTTGCCCCACATTATAGAGTTCTTAGCCCGTGACCCGAAGTTCACCCCGCGCACCTTGTACCGTTGCTCGGTTAGCCTGTCCAATATCCCGTACCCCAGCCCGCCCTCATCGATGACGGTCATCACTGGTTTAAACTCTTCTATGGCCTCAATCACTCGGCCAACAACTGTCATGGTATCCTCGCCCTGATAGCGTTTGATAGAGATAATATCCCGACCTTGGCGGACGACAATAACCGTGCTGTCGGCACCTCCCCGCGCGGGATCCACGCCGATAACGATAGGCGCAGACGTATCCTTATATCTCTCACGTTTGAAAGCGTCCTCAACAACCATCGGGCTGATAAACTGGTCTTCGCCTGACGATGGAAACTCACCGTATACCTCGACCCGCGCCTGCGCCGAGTCCTCGCCATACTCGGCAATAATCTGTTCATATACCGCTTTATCCGTGTCCTCGACCTGCCGCGCATCAATTTGTCTGCCATGCCAAAAGTCCCGTTTAGAGTTAAAGCACTCAAAGAAATACCCTTGGTTGCGGCGCGGGTTGCTGAACGCAAACCAATACCGGTCTAATATGTTCTCTGTAAAGAAGCCCGCACCCACTGACCATATCGTGTCAGGTATGCCGCTTGCCTCGTCAAATATCAACATCATGCCGTCGTGGTTGTGGACACCGGCGTAACTGTCAGGATTCTCCTCCGACCACAGCTTGCCTTCTGCCGCCCAGTACCGCGTACCCTTTTTCAAGTCACGCTCCACTAGCTCGCACACCCATTTAGCTGGCACCAGCTTGGTCGCGCTGATCTCCCACCAATGTGAGTTTATTATCATGGCCTGCCACTTAGTCAACTCACCCCAGGTGACTGACCTTAGTTGTGACTCACTGTTGGCGCTGACGACAACACTTGAGCCTATCCTTGTCGATAACATCCACAGTATCAGCCAACTGACCAGCGCCGACTTACCAATACCCCGACCTGAGCTGACAGCCTCACGCAGTGTCGACATGTCGACCTCGCCTCGGTTGTCCTTGATGTGAGTTGCGATGGTTCTTAAGACGTCGCGCTGCCACTGACGTGGCCCCTTGAACTTAGCTAGTGGCGTGTTGGCTTGGCCCCACGGGAACGCGAACAGCACAAACGCTTCAGGGTCGTCCGCAACACGCGGATCCCAAAGGCGGCTCATTAATAACTGTTCCTCGTCCGAGCTATATATAGGTAGTTGCATTAGAATCGTCTGCTATACATAAGTTGTAGCAGTTTGTTGGCGGGGCTGTACCCTATGTCGGCTTGATTGTTTTCGTCTTCGTATGACGCGCCCATTCTGTCAGGGCTGTAGTTAAGACCAAACCCGTTGTACCTAGCGTCAAAGTACGGGTCTACACTAAAGTCTTTATCTGACCCCCAATCACCTTTTGCTTTGTACCCACCGCCTTGTAGCCCAAACCCTATACCATCTAGTCGTGAGCCTATGCGGCCCCCACCCGATACCACATCCGTGCCGTAGGCTTTAGACTTACTGAGTGACCCGCTTGCTTGCAGATTGAGCAACAGCTTACGCAATATCGAGGGGTCTTGCGCGAGTAGTTGATTCATGCCCCGATAATCAAACTCAGCCGGCGCTTGATATAAGGTAGGGTAGTCTTCGGGTAATCTAAAATCCAAGTCTTTAGCCATTGTCCACCACCGTCCCTTCTATAATTCTTGATTGAGCCTCGGCTAGCGCCTGAGTAATACTTATCTTTTGGTACACATCCACACTGATCTCAGTCTTGGCTGTCCATGCATGTGCATGCTGCAACACAGCCAGCGCCGACTTAGCGTCGCCTTCTTTAGCGGAGGCGATCAGCACCTGGGCCATCTCCAGCTCACCGTCTGCTTTACCTTTCTGCGCCGCCATCTCCGCCACGGGGTCTAGCTGGCACAGTTGCCGGTACTCGGACGGCAACATGCCCGCAGCGAGGGCCAAAGAGTCATTCTTCAGACCCAGCTTGGCTGCGTCGTATATTTTCTGTAAACGCGATTCGGTGGCTTTTACCTCGCGTGGCGTAAAAGGTATCGATAGGAATGTCATTAGCGCATGTTATTGGTTTACATGCGTGGTGTCAAGGGGCGTAGATTGGGTAGTTGTTACATGTAACGCAGAAAGCCGAAAAACTCGTTACTTACTACATCCTCTAGTGTCGGCTTAACCGCACCTTGATATATACAAAGTATATACTTTTTGTCTAAACAAATGTCTAAACAAATGTCTAGACTATTTGTTCATTACGTACATAGTTACTTCAAAACCGAAACGCATTTCTGTAGCTGCTGGAGTTGTCCACATGATCGTAGTCCTTAATCTGAGATAAGCAAGATTGCTTGTATGTAATATTCCGCCAATTGTTAAACACTAGCCATAGAGAAAACCATGATTTTGCTAATGGGCATTTTACTGTATATGTTTGCCATATACGTCTGCTATTGAGCATTTTACTGTATACGGATTGGCAATTGATAAAAAAAATAAAAATTTCTTCTGACACCATCGTACACGAAGGCCCTTCCCCCAAGGCCCTACCCCCCCCATCAAAATGCAAACAGTTTACCTGCTAGCAGCTGTATGCGAATGAGAATTATTCTCATTGGCTAGTGGGCTGGCGGGCGTAGTCTTGTTAGTCATGTAGTCATGCCAAAAACATTGGGCGTTTATTTGTAAGTCATGTAGTCATTTATAAAATGTTAGTCATGTAGTCATGGCTAAACATTTCCATATTTAAAGCTATCAGATAAAAAACGCGGGGCATTTTGTAGTCATGTAGTCATGTAGTCATGACTACAAAGGTTACCCCCCTGCCACTGCACAACTATCTCTTACAATCCTATATATATATTTATACTCATAAGCAAAAATATATGACTACAAGACTACAAGCGCGAATCTATTGGCTTTCACATGACTACAAAATGACTACAATCTGACTTACACATGACTACAAAACACTTATTTTTATCTATTTTGTAGAAAGTACTTGCATTGTGTAAAACAATCCCGTATAGTTTTATCCATGCGCTGGAATTAGCGCGGTTATATTAAAAGGGGTTAATTATGACAAATGAAACATTAATATATGCACTTGAACGCGGTGAAACGCGTGATTATATGGAAACTTTAATTGCCTGTAATGTAAACCTTGATATTGAAGGCGTAAAAAAAGCGGCTTCTGCTATGGGTTGGCACTCATTCAGAATTGCCTATTTTAACGGCGAAAAGCCAAACTTTGCAAAGGCGGTGAACGTATGATAATGCAAGACATGAAAAACGTAACAGTCAAAGAAAAGATAAGCGCCGGTGAAATACTCGGCGCCATATCATTCGCCATTATTCTTTTATCATTGATTTTTATCGCAACAATTTAGGAGCGTATAACATGAAACAATCAGTTAACTTATATAATTTCCGTGACGCCTTCCGCGCTTGCGGCCGTGAATCTCAATTCAGTTATGAAGCGCTTGGTTATTTATTTGACTGGCTCGAACAATATGAAGCTGACGCCGGCGAAGAAATAGAATTAGACGTTATCGCGTTATGCTGCGACTATTCAGAAGACACCGCCGATCAAGTTATATCTAGTTATGATTTAGTCGCCGAAGGCCTAAGCGAAGAAGAAAAGCATGCGCTTGTATCTGATTTTTTAAGCGAAAATACCACGTTGATCGCTGAAACCGATAACGAGTCTTATCTATATCAACAATTCTAGAATTTTCGTTATGCGCATGCTTACCCGTGCGCATAGCGGCTAATTTTAGCCGGCTAATTGTAAAGGGAATCAAATGCAATTCACAATTAAAACAAACGAACTTAAAGCGCTATTACTATGCGCAGGCAAAAAAGACATTCGCTATTATTTGAACGGAGTACAC